CATCGACTATCCCCTCTAGCACCGGCAGAATATCCCAACCAAAGAACCCCTGAAAGAATCCAGCGATTGCAGACTCACCGCCCTTGAACGCTTTCGACAAGTCGTTAACTGCCCACAAAATGGCCACGACGCCAGCAACGATAGGGGTTATAGGTGATGTTATCAGGGCAAGTGCTCCTGCAAAGAGAGCCGGACCGTAAGCCGCCGCCGCAAACGCAGCACCCATCGCCAGAATAATGGGGGTTAGTGGTTTCATGGCGTCGTAAACTATCTTAGCGCCACCCAGTATCCCGCCGACGACCTCTTTAAAGACCGCAACAATATCCTTAAGCAGCGGCTGAATATCCCAGCCGAAAAATTCCTCAAAGAAATTGGCGATAACAGACTCACCGCCCCGGAAAGCTACGATCAGATCGTCAAGAACGAGCGCGATAGCTAAAATCCCGGCGGCAATTAAAACGGCAGGAGATATTAGGAAACCAAGCGCTGCTGCGAATCCAGATGTGCCGATTGTCGCTATTGCAAACGCCGCGCCAGCAGTCAGGATAAATGGAGCAAGTCTTTTGAGCGCGTCAACCAAATCGACGACAAACTCTACAGTTGCCTCCACGCCATCGACAATCCACGCGTTGTTTTCGGCGAGCAAATCGCTGAAGGATTCAGCCAGGTCTTCAAGCTCCGGCACAATAGCAACGGCGATTAAGTTTTTAAGTCCGCTCATTGCCGCATCCATCTCAGAGATGGATTCGTTATATTCTTTCAGCCCTTTTATATCTTCTGGGGATAGCGTGATACCCAGGTCACGAGCGCGTTGCTTGAGCTTCTCTGTCTCCACGCGGGTCTGGCGGAGCATGGAAATCAGGCTTGAATCAATACCAAGCGCCTCGGCAAACCCCTGTTGTTCGGCCATAGACAGCCCAAGGCGTTTAAAGCTGTTGCCGACCTCGCCCAGGATTGTATCAGTGCTTTTTACGTGGCCATTTGCATTGCGAACGCTAATACCGAGCCGGGAAAAATCCTCACTGCCCTTCTGTGCTGCTTCGCCTATCTTTGCGCCTAGCCCGCTAAGGGATGACTCGAGCGCTTGGGCGGATGACCCGGACTGCTCTGCTACGAAGGATAGCTCCTGGATTGACGCGACAGCCACGCCGGTTTGCTCGCTGAGATCAAAAAGAGGTTGGAGGGACTGACTAACCCCAGACGCCCACTTAGCAACAGCAAAAGCCGCCATTCCGAGTGCAGCGCCCATCGAGCCGAGAAGTTTGACGCTTCTGCCAAGGCTGGTGTTATAGTTTCTGAGGGGGGAGGTTGATCCCTCGAACGAAAATTTTGTGATCAATTCTGTAACTTCAGCCATTATCGCTCCCTCTGTGCTTGCTCTATCCTGTATTGTTCAATCGCGGATGTAATTTCTTGATACTCAACTGCGTCAAGAAAATCTTCGGTATCCATGTTTCTAACTTGGTCAAGTGTTCCGTAGCCGTACCTCACTAAAGCATGTTCAACCATGACCTCATTCGAAAGGTTGCTGTATGCGATAAGGCTCGGTTCAGACAGGGGCGCTGGGACCGTTAGCCGCCACTGCCTCCGCCCAAAAAAGGATACGATATAGCACCCAGCATGGTGGTGATGAAAATGACATAATCCTCTGGCTGATCATCCCATATATTAGGAATCTTGCTGATCTGCGCACCCTCGAAAAGGACGGTATCCAAGATAACTTTTTCCACCGGCTCGAACTCCGCCGAGTCGAGGAAGGAAAAGTCGCCGTTCTGTATCTCACGCTGCTTTTTGGTGAAGAACGCAAACACCCGCCGCCGCTGTTTATGCGTCATTTTAGTCAGCGTGTACTCGCGCCCGCTCGGTAGCGTTGCCGACTGATCATCATGCACTGCTTTGAGCATTGAGAGTGCTTGCTGTCTTTCAGATTGTGGTTCGGTCATATTGTTCACCATTTCTTACAGGTTGCGAGATGCGTTGCGGAAGCGGAGCACGTATTCCTGTACAGCGTTGCCGTCAGTGCCTGATTTTGTGCTTGTCGGCTGAGTCGTTAAGCTGCCGAGTTCCAGAGTCCAAGACTCAACACCATCAGTCCCGTCGCGATTGAAGTTTTCCTTCATGCTCCCGTTAATAACGATCGGTGGAGACTGGCGGAGCAAGTTGTTCAGAAAGGCGTCATATACGCTGTAACGCTGCACTCTTAGAGCCAGGTCATGGACACCACGATCTGAGCGCTCATTGACGCTCACGCCGCCGTTAGTGCTGTTGATATGCGATGTTGCGGGGTTTACCGGTGTCAGGACTATGTAATCCCCCTCTGCCAAATCAAGAATTGCCGTGCCGTTAAGTACGACCGTTGTGCTGTCTGCTGCTAATGCTATTCCTGCCATGATTTTATCTCCTTGTTATATGTTTTTAACGATTAACGACAACGATAAGATCGACCGAGTGAACAGCGCCCGCCATTTTTACAGCTCCCTGCAAAACTGGGCTTTCTCTCGCCTCGCGGGAATTCTGAGCCTGCGCGGACAGTGATCCTGCCAGCCAATAAAAGCCGTTATTGATGATGCTCTGCTCGAACGTCTCGCGGTTGCCGAAGTAATCAGGGCTTGACCATGTTCCAGGTGCGGCGACTCCTGCCCGAACGAACTGCCTGGTTGTTTTCTCGGCCTGATCGATTAACTGATTGACACCACGTCGAGTTTGCGGAATCTTGGTCCCGGTTTGTTTCAGAAGATTGTACATATCAACCTGCAAGGCGTCGCCAAGGGCCATTAAATTATATCTTTCATCGGTGAAAGCATTCGCCCCGCTGGTCAAGATAGCCGGTGTAAGTTTGATCGTGGTGTACAAATCAAGCCCGACCATCTTTGCGTTGTTGACTTCCGTCTGCGTGTATTCTTCCGCCGCAACAGAGAGCTCTTTCAAGTGCATGGTAAGCGCCGAGTTTTCAGCGGCGAAATTAACAGTGTGCGCCCGCGCCATGTATGACGCCGCCATTTTGCGATTGCCTGCTTTACTGTATAACATCCTGTAGTTGGTCATGCCCGACAGTTTAATGTCCCAGACGACGTTGGTCGGGTCTACTAGCAGGTTTGATGGGGAATCGAAAACATCATACTGAAGCACGTCATTCGCCTGGCCCCATTCTGCAAGATCCTTTGATTCTTCATCGGTGGGGTTGTCGATAAACATCGCGCCCCTGAATTTAACCTGGCTGCGAAGCTCTGCGATACCCGCCAGCTTGGTTTCTGCAGTGAGAGTTGCAAGCGCCGCGCCCTGAGTAAGGAAGCCACCTGATCCGGTAGTTAGTGCCAAAGTCTGGCCGATGAAAGTACCGGTTCCTGGGTCTGTTGCGAAAGTAATCTCGCTATCAGCGCCGGTGGTCGAGCTGGTGATGACAATGCGCTGATCAACCACCGCTGCCGTTCCGCCGGTCAATGCCGTGTCGATAACGACCGCAATTTCATCCAGAGTGGTAGTCGCCTGAAAGTCCAGCGCCGTCAGGTTTTCGGTTACGCCGTCAATGTCAATGTCAAACGCCCCGTCTGCTACCTGCTGCAATGCCCCGACTACGGATGCCTCAGATAGCTGAGCACCGTTTAGGCTTGCTGCGGTTGCTGCAACATTTTCCTCAGCCCCACGCCAATAACCCATGACCAGGAAGCCACCCGCGTTTGTTGCGTTTGGTTGGGTGCCGAAGAACGACATAGCGAAATCATATGCCTGGCTTGCTGTTCCAAAATCAGCCGCCACGCTTGCCGCCTCGGAATAAATTCGATACCGGCTTGTCGAAGAAAGTGGGCCCTGCTGCTCGCCGGTGATCATTGCGACAACGTTCGGATTGTCTGCCATCGCCAGTGCGCCGCCTTGGAGCAAGGTGACAGTTACTACATTTTTAATACTTACGCTCATAATTATCTCCGGTTTATAGTTAAATTTCTTTTTTCGAGCTTATCACAGATTACACAATTCCCGCAGAGTTAGCCCCAGCACTGCAATATGATCCTGCGCTCTTTCTGCGCTGCCGCCGAGGATTACCGCTATAACGTCAGGGTTGGCAAAACCGCCGTTAATTTGTAACAGGGCCTGCGCTCGTGTAGCGGCCTCCAGGTCTACACCGGGCGCGTGGTCAGGTGCTTGTAAAGGCTGGCCTGCAAGCTGTACAAAGATAGGCTTGGCTACCGTTGAGCAGACTGCGTACAGATTGCCGCCTGCGTCTTGGTACGATGCTGCGCCGAAAGTCTGATCGTCTGCGGCTGACTCACCCAAGGCCAAGGCCAGTTGATTAGCGTCAGGGATTAGGGGTTCGGGTACGGCAATAGTTGCGATCTGTGTATATTCTGTGGTCATCTTAATAGCCTCCTGTCACTGCAACTGTCCAGCCGCGTGAGCGTAGGGTGTCGATTGCCGGTTGCCCTGTATCTATAGAGGGTGCATAGCCTCCTGACTGATCAAATACTCTTGTTCCTGCTGCGATTCCTGACGCGACGAGAGAGACCAGTATGCCGTCTATGCTGGTGTGGTTTAGTGCTGTTCCAATGAAAGCGTTTGCGAAGTTACCGCCTTTAATATTGTCAAAAGCGTTGGCGGGGAAGCTGGTCAGTGATGAGCAGCCATGCCACGCTTTCAGAAAAGTAGTCCCGCGGGACGTATCGATTAATGGGAAGCCGGTTAGTGATGAGCAGTTACGCCACGCGTAAGAAAAACGCGTGCCACTGGAAGTATCGAGTAGCGGGAAGCTGGTTAGTGATGAGCAGTTATCCCATGAGGTATAAAAATCAGCCCCGCTGGAAGTATCGAGTAGCGGGAAGCTGGTTAGCGATGAGCAGTTAGCCCACGCTCCCTCAACACTAGTCCCACTGGAAGTATTGATTAGTGGAAAGCTTGTTAGTGATGAGCAGTTACGCCACGCGTAAGAAAAATTAGCCCCGCTGGAAGTATCGAGTAGCGGGAAGCTGGTTAGTGATGAGCAGTTATCCCACGCCCCCCGAAAACTAGTCCCACAGGAAGTATTGA